TAATGTCGCAGAAATGACCGAAAAAAAAGAACAATTACAAACTATACAAGCTGAAAGAGCTCGTCTTGCTCAAGAGCAACAAACGGAATCTCAAGCACAAATGCAAAAGTTTGTAGAACAGGAACAAATTAAACTAGCAGAATCCTTACCAGAGTTTTCAGACAAAACGAAAGGCGAACAAGTCAGAAACGACATTCGTAGCTACGGAAAAAAGGTTGGTTTCACAGACGAGGAATTATCACAAGTCTATGACTCTCGCCATGTATTGGTATTACATAAAGCAGCACAGTACGACAAATTAATGGCAGGTAAAGCTGGTGTTAAGAAAAAAGTCGCTAAAGCACCAAAGACTGTAAAGTCTGGAGCTAAAGTAAAGCAGAATGTAACCGATATACAGAAAAAACAAATGAAACGGCTACAGCAAACTGGTTCAGCCAGAGATGCAGCAGCTATTTTTGAAAACTTTATTTAAGGAAAAACAATGGCAGAATTTAGAACTTATACAGCGATTGGTCAAAGAGAAGATTTAAGCAATACTATCTTCAACATTGCACCAACAGAAACACCAGTAGTTTCATCTATTGGTAAAACAAAAGCAACAGCAACATACCACGAATGGCAAACTGATACATTAGCAGCAGCTAGTGCAGGTGGTCTTGTAGAGGGTGCTGATGCTTCAGGTGCTTCTGATACTCCTACAGTTCGTGTAGGTAACAGAACACAAATTCAAGGTAAAACAGTACATATTTCTGGTACTCTTGATGCAGTTGATAAAGCAGGTCGTAAGACAGAAACAGCTTATCAATTAGCTAAAGCAGGACAAGAGCTAAAACGAGATATGGAAAAAACCATTCTTGGTAATGTAGCTCAAAGTGCAGGTAATGCTTCAACAGCAAGATTACTTGGTTCTATCCAAACATGGTTATTAACTAACTATGTCACAGAAGCTACAGCAGGTTCTCCAGCAGGTCCTGTAGGTGGTAACGGAACTGCTACTCGTACTAAAGGAACTCCTTTAGCTTTTGGCGAAGATAAACTAAAAGAATGTGTTAAAAAAGTTTTTGAACAAGGTGGTAACCCAACTTTATTGGTTGTTCCACCTACACAAAAACAAGCAGTATCAGGATTTGCAGGTATTGCAGCACAGCGTTACATGGCTCCATCAGATAAGCAAACTACTATTGTAGGTGCTGCTGATGTTTATATGTCAGACTTTGGTACTTTATCTGTTGTACCTGACAGATTTATGACTCCAGACACAGGAGCTGGTACAGGTGAACAAGCTCTAGTGCTTGACCCAACTATGGCATCTATTGCTACACTACGACCATTTGAGTCAAATCTTTTGGCTAAATCTGGTGATAGTGAGAAACATCAAATGCTTACAGAGTACACTCTGCAAGTATCTAACGAGAAAGCACATGGTATCGTTGCTGACTTATTAGTAGCTTAATACTAATTGATATATGCCCACTTCGGTGGGCAGTATCATAAGGATTGATATGGGAAAATATAACGACCAATTAAAAAACAAACAATTTAGAAAAGCAAAAAAACACGACACAGACAATGGTTCTGTTATAGAGGTTGCACAAGATGTAACTGATATTGTAGAAAAAAACAAACAAGAATATAACCAAGCTAGTACATCTTGGGGTAATGAGATATTTGATAATAAGATAGCATCCATTCCTATGACTGTTATTGATAAATTAAACCAAAAAGGCATCATGAGAGGATTTCATGTATTAGACCAAAAGAAGTTTAAAGAATGGTTAAACGACCCAGACAATAGATTTTTTAGAACAAAACAGGGCAGAATCTAAATGGCATTTTTTACAGATTACACAACGCTACAAGCGACTATAGCTGATTATTTAGCTCGTTCTGATTTAACAACCCAGATACCAGAGTTTATAAGATTAGCTGAAGATAGACTTGTCAGAGACTTACGCATAAGACAATTAATTAAAGTTGCTGTTGCATCTACTACAGCAGGTGATGCTACTGTATCTTTGCCTTCTGATTTTGTAGCTATGAAAGATTTACACTTACAAGGTAATCCACCACAGACAATTAAGTTTTTGTCTACAAGTAATTTCTTTAGAAATGCTCATTCATCTACTTCTGGATTACCTAATCGCTATACACTATTGGGTGCAGAGTTTCAATTTGCTCCAATTCCTGATGGTGTTTACACGCTTCAAATGGTTTACTTTCATCAACCAGATTATTTAAGCGATACTAATTCATCTAACCTTTGGTTAGCTAACACACCTGATTTATTACTTTACGCAGCACTAGGTGAAGCTGAACCATATTTGATGAATGATGAAAGACTTGCAACATGGGCAAGTATGTATGATAGAGGAGTTACAGCTTTACGCAAAAGTGATGACGAATCTGAATACCCTGCTCAACCACTTACTATAACTAACTCAACGAGGTAAATTATTATGGCTGAAATGTCGGATTATTTAGAAGTCAAACTTCTTAACTTAACACTTAATGGAACTGCTTTTACAGCAGTAAACAATCCATATGTATCATTACACACAGCAAACCCAACAGATGCTGGAACTGGAACAGAAGTTTCTGGTGGCTCTTACGCTAGGACTGCTTCTTCTTTTGCTACTGCTTCAGGCACATCAGGTTTGGTTGCTTCAGATGCAGATATAACTTTTCCAACAGCTACAGGTACATGGGGTGTAGTTGGATGGATAGGATTATGGGATGCTTCTACTGGTGGCAATATGTTATATCACACAGCACTAGATGCTACTAAAACTGTTGATGCAGGTGATATATTTAAAATAACTACAGGCAATTTAACTGTAGCATTAGCATAAGGATAAATCATGGCTCTTATTGTAAAAGATAGAGTAAAAGAAACCACTACGACAACAGGTACAGGCACAGTCACATTAGCTGGAGCAAGTGCAGGTTTTCAATCTTTTGCTGCTATAGGTAATGCAAATACAACTTACTACGCTATTAAAAGTGGTAACAATTACGAAGTAGGTTTGGGAACTTATACAGCTTCAGGCACAACTTTGTCTAGGGATACTGTATTAGAATCTAGCAATAGTGGCAGTAAAATTACTTTAGCTGGTACAAGTGATGTCTTTTGTACTTATCCTGCTGAAAAAGCTGTAGTTCAAGATAGTACCAATACAGGTAACGCACCACAATTAGGTGCAACCAATGGTATGTTTATAAATAATTCAACAATAGGAACTAACTACACAGTGCCTACAGGTTACAACGCAATGTCAGTATCACCTGTAACTGTTGCTAGTGGAATAACAGTCACTGTTCCTACTGGACAAAGATGGGTGGTATTATAATATGGCTACAATAATTAATGCAGATACAAGTAACGGATTAAAGCTAACTTCTGATACAAGTGGTGATTTAGAACTGCAATCAGGTGGTACTACAAAAGCTAAAATAACATCTAGTGGATTACAAAATGCAAGTGGTAGTGCTATTACTTCACAAGCAGGTAAAAATAAAATTATTAATGGTGATATGAGGATTGACCAAAGAAATGGTGGTGCTAGTAATACTCTTGTAGGCACAAGCACAAGTCATTCAACCAGTGCTATGATGACAGATAGATGGCAACTTTTTTTACATGGAATTACTAATGCTCAAACTTATCAACAAGTAACAGATGCTCCAGCAGGATTTTCACATTCTTTAAAAATTACAAATAACTCAACAACACAATCAGTAGGTGCAGGTAATGCTCTTACTCCAAGACAAAAAATAGAAGGACTTAATACTGCTCATTTAAATTGGGGTACTTCAGATGCAAAAACAATAACTATATCTTTTTGGGTAAAAGCATCTGTTACAGGAACATACCCTGTGTCAATAAGTAATAATGCTTTTGATAGAGCTTATGTATCAACCTATACTGTTTCTTCTGCTAATACATGGGAAAAGAAAACTGTAACTATTGCAGGTGATACATCAGGAACTTGGCTAACAAGTAATTCATTGGGCATTAATGTAATGTTTGGTTTAGATGCAGGAACAAATTTTGATACAACAGCAAATGAATGGGTAGCAGGTAGTAAAAGGTCTATTTCTTCTAATGTACATTTTGTAGCTAACGCATCAGCAACATGGCAAATTACAGGAGTTCAACTAGAAGAAGGAACATCTGCAACACCATTTGAACATTTACAATACGGACAACAAATGCAACTGTGTCAAAGATATTTTTATAGTATAGGTGGTACAGCTGCTTATGAATTTATGACTCATGGAATGTATGTTGGAACAACAAATCCGTTATTAAGAGCAGAACTGCCAGTAAAAATGAGGGCAGCTCCATCATTAGGTTCAACAGGTACTTTTTTAGCTAAAGCAGGAAATAGTAATTTAGCTTGTGCATCTTTTTCTGTTGACCAATCAGCAACACAAACATTTAGTTTTTCAGCTACTATTAGTGGTGGTACATCAACAATAGGTTATGCAACTTTAATGTTTGCTAATAATAGTACAGCTACAAGACTTACTTTTAGTGCGGAGTTATAATTATGAAATATAAATTAGTAAAAAGTGTTATATCAAATAAAATCGTTGGGGTAAATAAAACAGTAGAGCTTGAGGATGGTGAAACTTCTACTATATCAATACCTTTTGATGAAGCAAACACAGACTATCAAGCGTATATAGAATGGACTAAAGCAAGTCCTATGAATGTAGCAGAGGAGACAGAATAATGGCTGATATAGTATTAACAGGAAACACCTCTGGAGCTATTACAGTTGCAGCACCAGCAGTAGCTGGAACTAATACACTAACATTACCTGCAACAACAGGAACAATACTAGATACAAATAGTAGTCTTTCTGCTCCAAATTTATCAGGTGATATTCCCATAGCTTCTTTTCCTACAGGTACTATTTTACAAGTAGTAACTGTTCAACCAGATACAGGGTTAGTTACTTTTACATCAACATCTTTTGCAGAAGTAGATTCTGATTTAAGAGTTGCAATAACACCTAAAGCATCAGATAGCACACTAATAGTTACTTGTAATTATCTTTTTGGTGGTAATAATGGAACTCAAATGGTTGCAATGAAACTATATGATATTACAAATAGTACAAATGTTAATACTTCTGCTTTAGGAAGTAAACAACAATGTAATTCTTCAGTAAGAGATATGAGCTATGATGTAAATGATGGGGTTCAAATGCAACTACAAGCACAAACAACTTCTGGTTCAACTGTTGCTAGAACTTATGGTATGTATGCAAAATTAGAAGCAGCAGCAACAAGATACTTTTTTGCTAACTTTAGCGATACAGGTGCATTAGGTTATGCAAAACCATCAATAACAGTTATGGAGGTAGCAGCATAATGAAAGCTATACATACACTATATCCTGAAGCAGCAAAATCTAAAGTTAAAAGTGATACTGAAATGTATGCTTGGGATAAAGAGGGAAAAGAAATTGAATTAGATTTAGATGCTATTAATAACTGGGTAGACCCTGAAGAATACAAATATAAAAGACAACAAGAATACAAACCATTAGCTGAACAACTAGATATGCAATACCATGATGTACAAGATGGGACAGAGACATGGCTTGACCATATAAAAGAAGTCAAAGCTAAATACCCAAAGGGAGATAGGTAATGGCTTATAAACTAGATGATAAAACACTTTGTGTTGGACAAGCATTTTCAATTGGTGGTAACAACTATCCTAAAAATTGGTTGCAGCTATCAACACAAGAAGATAGAGATGCACTAGGTATTACATGGGAAGATGAACCTGTAAGAGCTGATGACAGATACTACTGGAATGGTGAACTAGATAACCCTAAAACAATGGAAGATGTAGATGCTGTAGATAAAGATGGCAATCAGGTATATGTTCAAACATATGATTCAAAAACAAAATCTATGGTAAATACAGATGAAAAATTAGTAACACATGGTTTAAAATATCAAATGACAAACCAAGTAAATCAAACAGCAGGTTCTATACTTGCACAAACTGATTGGTATGTAACTAGAAAAACAGAAAGAGATGTAGCCATTCCTAAAGATGTTGTTGCCAAAAGAGCTCATGTAGTTGCTGAATCTAATAGACTAGAAACAGCTATTGCAGGTGCTAAAAATGTAGAAGAATTAATTACAGTAATGAATGAACAGAACTGGGAGAATAAATAATGGCATTATCAATTAACGGAAACGGAACATTAAGTGGGGAAAATGTAACTAACTCACTTAATCTACAAGTCAATGGTCAAGGATTTTCTCCTACGCTAACACTTACTGATGCAGCTACTATTAATTGGGACACAGATTCTGGACAGGTAGCAAAAGTTACATTAGCAGGAAACAGAACTGTTGCTGCACCAACTAATTTAGAAGATGGTGCTTTTTATAGTATACAAGTTACACAAGATGGTACAGGGTCAAGAACTTTAGCATGGAACGCTATATTTAAATGGAACGCAGCAACTGCTCCTACCTTATCTACAGTAGCTAATGCAGTTGACTTCTTTAACTTCAGGTCTGATGGGACAAATCTCTACGAGCAAGGTCAAACTCTAGGAGTTTCATAATGCCATTATTAGTCGGAGCAGCATCTAACAGTGCTACTGGTTATACCCTAGACAACAGCTTACGCTTTCGTTCGTCTGCTAGTGCTTATTTAAGTAGAACTCCATCTAGTGATGGTAACAAAAAAACATGGACATTTAGTTGCTGGACAAAACGAGGAGCATTAACAGGTTCACAAGTTATTTTTGGTGCAGCTAATAGTGCCAATAGTCAATTTGTAGATGTAACTATAAATGGTAACAATGTATTTGAGTTAGATATATTAGATAGCAATAGTACAAGAACTATTAGAACATCTACTGCTGTTTTGCGTGACCCATCTGCTTGGTATCATATTGCTTTAGTTATTGATACAACACAAGCTACTGATACAAACAGAATAAAACTATATGTTAATAATGAACTACTAACTACATCAGCAGGTACAGGAACATTCCCAAATCAAAATGCAGATACACAAATAAATGCTACAACAGGAATTCATGCTATTGCTAGGAGACAAGGTTCTGCTGACAGATATTATGATGCTTACTTAACAGAAATACATCATATAGATGGTCAAGCATTAGCACCAACAGATTTTGGTGAATATAATGAAGATACTGGTGTATGGCAACCTAAAAGATATAGAGGTTCTTATGGTACAAATGGATTTTATCTAAAAGGTAGAGGTACAGATAACTCTGGCAATGGTAATAACTTTACTGAAAATAACCTTAATACAACTAATAGTGCATTAACTACTTACGACATCATGTCAGATGTACCTACGCTAACAGATGAAGATACAAGTAACTTTGCTACATTAAATCCTTTAGTACCTTCTGGCTCTGTAACTATTGACAAAGCTAATTTAAAAGCTACAAGTGGAACTAATGCTCAAAGAAGTAATGTTAGTACAATATCAGTTTCTTCTGGTAAATATTATTGGGAAACTACATGGAATACAGTTGGTGCAAATGATGCTGCAATGACAGGAATAATAGGTGTAGATAATTTAAACCCTAATAGTAATTTTGGTGGTACTAATTCTTATGTTTATGTACAAGATGGTGGAAAACAAGGAGCTGGTTCTTATACAGGAAGCTATGGAGATAGGTATGTAGCAGGTGATGTTATAGGAACTGCTTTAGATTTAGATGCTAATACTATTACTTTCTACAGAAACGGAACTACACAAGGAACAGCATTTACAAGTTTACCTAGTGTTGAATATTATTTAGGATGTTCTTTTTATAATAGTGGAGATAATTTTGACATTAACTTTGGTCAAAGACCATTTGCCTACACACCACCTACAGGTTATAAAAAACTAAATACATTTAACTTACCTGACTCTACTATTGTAGATGGTAGTAAGCATTTTGATACGACATTATATACAGGTAATGGTAGTACACAAAGTATTACAGGTTTAGAATTTCAACCTGATTTTTTATGGTTAAAAGCAAGAACTGGAGGTAGCTATAGTCATCATTTAGTAGATGCAGTTAGAGGTAATAATAAGTTTATGATGTGTAACAGAACAGATGCAGAAAAAACATCTACTGACCAAGTTACAGCGTTTACTTCTGATGGATTTACTCTTGGTGCAGATTCAGCAGGACCTAATGATAGAGAAGTAAATGAAAACACTAGACCAATGGTTGGTTGGTCTTGGAAAGCAAATGGTACTGGAGTATCTAATACATTAGGTGCTATAACATCTACAGTATCTGCTAATACAACAGCAGGGTTTAGTATTGTAACTTGGACTAAAAATGGTGGTTCTGGTGCTAGAACTATAGGTCATGGATTAGGAGGAGTACCTGAACTTGTATTTTTTAAAGAAGTAGATGACCCAAGTAATTGGTCAACCTATGTAGGTGTAACAGGCAATCCAGCACAAGATTATTGGTATTTAAATTTGTCTGTTGCACTTCCCTCTCCTGATTCAAACCAATGGTCTAATACAGCACCAACATCAACATTGTTTACATATAATCAAACTTATTCTTTTGGTAGTAACTCTAGTGCTAAAATGATAGGATATTTCTTTAGAAGTATAGAGGGATATAGTAAAATTGGTACATACACAGGTAATGGCTCTACTGATGGAACATTTATATACACAGGATTTAGACCTGCATTTGTTATGATAAAAAGAATTGATTCTGCGGCAAATTGGTATATATATGATGCTACTCGTGGAACAACTAATGCTGTAATTCCATTTTTAAATCCAAACAATAGTGATGCAGAACAATTTTTTGGTGCTTATGATTTTCTTTCTAATGGATTTAAAAATAGACAAACTAATGTATTTTTTAATGATAATAACGGAACATACTTTTACATGGCATTTGCCGAGAACCCTTTTAAAAACTCATTGGCGAGGTAGGATAAATAATGTTTGGAATAAGTGCATTTTCAGAGTCTCCATATAGTTCTTTAGCAGGTAAAACATTAATTGGTGCTGCATCTATAGGTGCAACTGCTACTTTAACAGCAGATGGATTAAGAATTAGATTTGGTGATGCAAGTATTAGTGGTGTAGCAACTGTTACTTCATTAGCAGGTCTTATTGAAAATGCAACAGGTTCTATTACAGGTACTGCTACTGTTACTGCTAATGCTGTTTATGTAGCATTTGGTGAGGGTGATATTACTGGTCGTGCAACATTAACTGTTGCTCTATCAGGTTCTATTATTGATGCTGATGCAAGTATCAGTGGAGTAGCAACGCTAACTGCTGAAGGATTAAATATTGCATTAGGTGTAGCAAGTATTTCTGGAGTAGCTACAGTTCAAGCAATCGGTGGGTTTACTGCTGTAGGAACTGCAAGTGTAGAGGGAGTAGCAACATTAACAGCAGGAACTTCTATAACAAGACACGCTAATGCTTCTATTAGTGGTGCAGGAACAGTAGTAGCGTTAGGAACAATACTAGGTGAAGAATGGACAGATGTTCCAGTAGGAACTAATACATGGTTAAGACGAGGATAACAAATGGCAAAAACTAAAGTATCACAATGGGACAGTGTTGCAGCTAACAATACTGACATAAACTCAATAAACATAAATGAGGGCTGCCCACCCAGTACCATTAATAATGCAATTCGTGAAACAATGGCACAAATTAAAAATTGGCAAGATGGTTCTAGTGGTGATGGTTGGACTAGCTCTGGCACAATTACATCTTCAGGCACATTAGCTGTTACAGGCAATCTTACATTTGATGGTGCATCTGGAACTTCTGGTCAATATTTAAAATCATTAGGTTCTGGTAATACTCCTGAATGGTCAGATTTAGGTCTTGGCACTATGTCTACACAAAATTCTAATGCAGTTAATATAACAGGTGGCACAATAACTGGTTTATCTTCATTGACAACATCAGGTGGAACTATATCTGCAACTGCTATAACAGGAACTACTGTAACTGGCAGCACAACATTAGGTATTGGTGCTGATTGGACTGTTGTTCAATCTGGAAGCACTCTTATATTTAAGTATGGTGGCACAAGTAAAATGAAAGTAGATTCAAGTGGTAATTTAACTGTTGTTGGAAATGTAACTGCTTTTGGTACTATTTAATGAAAACATCAGTAGAGTATAGAAAAGATTTTCAAGATAATTTTGATAATTTGCCTTACTTAAAAAATTTAATAAAAGATGTTGTTGTTTTTTATCATAACCAAACTAACTCAATAACTTACACCTTATTAGATAGTATAGATAATAGAATTTTGGAGATTGAAAATGGCAGGTAGATTACCCTCAAGTGGAGCAATTTCTCTTACTGACATAAATTCAAATGTAGGAATGTCAACAACAAGAACAACTACTATGAATGAAAATCATGTTAGAGCATTTTGTGGCAATAGAACTGATAGTAGCCAAACTTCATTAGGAGATGCTAGGGGTAGAGGAGTTACTTTTACAGGCACTTTATCTCGTTCAGGTTATTCTTCAAGCGTTACTGTTCCAACTGTAGCTTTAAGTACATACTTTGATACAGCACAACTTACTACAGGATTCCCTCTTTACACTACAATGAATGTTGATGTGCCACCTACATGGTGGGCATCTATTAACAACCCTAGAAACATGACCTCTACATTGGGAACTGCTAGTTCAAGGACAGGTGGTGGTACAGGTGGCTCTAAAAACTTTTACTCTGTTCAAAATTATGTTCCTAGCAGTCAATCTATTACAGGTAGTGGTTACTATAGTGGAAGTGGCACAAGTAATCCTAATGGGCAAGTAACATTACAATACATTAGTTTAATTGCAACAGGTACAGGAAGTGGCTCTTAAATAGGGATTAATAAATGACAACAAAAAGATTACAATTTACAGACTGGTTACCAGACCAACCTGCAAACGCAGGTAGTTTAAATGATGCAAAAAATGTATATCCTTTGGGTATTGGTTATGGTGCTTTTCCTAGTGCAGAAGATTTTTCTAACGCTGCCAGTGAAAATATTAACAATATATTTGTAGCTAAATTTGGAGCTAATGTAGAAGTATTTGCAGGTGGTGCTACAAAGTTATTTAAACTAAATATTGCAACACTTGCATTAGCAGATGTATCTAAATCAGGTGGGTATGGTGGAAATGGCACTTGGAGATTTGAGCAATTTGGCAATGTAGTTTTAGCTTGTAACGACAATTCTAAAATACAAGCATGGACAATAGGTGTTTCTTCTGCATTTGCAGATGTAGCAGCAGCAGCTCCTGTAGCTAAAGACATTGCTGTAGTTCGTGATTTTGTTTTTTCAGGGAATATTGCAGCAGGTTCTAACCCTGATAAAGTGCAATGGTCAGATATTAATGATGAAACAGATTGGACTTCTGGAGCTACAAGCCAAAGTGATTATCAAATAATTCCTGATGGTGGTAATGTTCAAGCAATAACAGGTGGTGAGTTTGGTGTTGTATTATTAGAAAAATCTATAGTTAGAGCTTCTTATGTTGGCTCACCATTATTCTTTCAATTTGATACTATTTCTAGTGGACTAGGTTGTTTAGAGGGTAACTCTGTTGCTAGGTACGGAAACATAACTTTCTTTTTGTCAGATGATGGTTGGTATTCTACAGATGGGCAAACAGTAACAAACATAGGATTAGAAAAAGTAGATAGATTTTTCTTTGATAATGCTGACTTAACAAAAATAGATACAATTAGTGCAGCAGTTGACCCAGTTAAAAATCTTGTAGTATGGAATTATGCAGATGTAGATGGAAACAGAAAAATACTTATTTATAATTGGCAGTTAGGAAAATGGTCAAGAGCTGAAACCACATCAGATGTTGTAGGCACTATTGCTACTTTAGGAGAGACATTAGAAACTTTAGTAAGTAGTTTAGGTTATACAGATATAGATGAGATGAAAGCATCATTAGATTCACGATTGTTTATAGGTGGTAAATTTTTATTTGCAGGTGCTAAAGGCACTAAAATAGTAACCTTTACAGGAACATCTATAACACCTCAACTTATTACAACAGATGTTGAGATTGGCTATAACTCTGTAGCTACATTAGCAAGACCACAGATAGATAATGGCACAGCACAAGTAGCTGTAGCTAGTCGCAGAGAGTTAGATGATACTATTGGATTTAGTGCGTTTGTTCCTGCTACATCAGAGGGTAGATGTAATTTAAGAAGTGCAGGTAGGTATCATAGATTCAATGTGCAACCTACAGGTAACTGGACAACTGCTATGGCAGTAGATGTAGATGTAAAACCACAAGGCAATAGATAATGCCTAGAATGTATCGTACACTTCCCTATCAAGGTGGTGACCCTAGAGCTGTAGCAGAAGTAGTTAATAATGCTATGAATGGCAAGACTAATAATAGTGGTACTTTTACTTTAGCAACATCATCTACAGAAACTACAGTTAGTAATGAAAGAGCAGGTTTTGATTCAGTCATTGTATTATCACCAAGAACTGCAAATGCAGCAGCAGAATCAGACCATACATATATTAAGACAAAAGCTAAAAGTAGTTTTGTTATAGGGCATAGAAATACATCTCATACTGATGTAACATATGATTATATCATTGTTGGATAAATTCTATGAAACTCTATGTAGTGCCTACGAATCAAGTGCAAAGATTTTGGTATCTTGCAGAACCTTTGTTACAAAAAGCTTTAGACAAAGGTAACAACGAATTTACAGCAGACCAATTAAAGCTGTTAGTTACACAAGGTCAGCAACAATTACTATTAGTAATGAAAGAAGATAAGTGTTATGTAGCACTCACTGTTCAATGGATTAACTATCCTAACGACAGAGTGGCTTATATAACTTATATAGGTGGTAAAAACACAAAAGCAGGGTTTGAGCAGTTTAAACAGTGGGTCAAACATAATGGTGGAACTGCAATACAGGGGTCTACTAAATTTGAGAGTATAGCTAGATTATGGAACAGGCTATATGGTTACAAAAAAAAATATCAATTAATGGAGTTGAAACTAGAATGATTAAGTTAAAAATATGGTTATATAACTGGTTAGCAAAAGATTTAGGCAAACTAGGTAGAGAGGGAGATACTGAATTAGCTCATGTTAATACATGGGAAGCTAATCTTTTAAAAGCACATGGTGGTTCAGGTACTATTAACCCTGTTACTGGATTGCGTGAATACAAAGGTGGTGGTGGTGGTCAAACACAAACTACTAATCAAAATATTGACCCTGCAATCTTGCCATACATAACTTATGGTTTAGATGAAGCACAAAATCTTTATAAAGATGCTTCCCCAGAATATTACCCAGATGCAACTTATGTTCCAGCATCAGCAACTACAACAGAAGCATTAGGTTTAGCAGGTGATAGAGCAAGAACTGGTAGTCCATTAGTACCAGCAGCTCAAGCACAACAGTTAAGCACAATTAGTGGTGACAGACTATCAGCAGGTAATCCATATTTTTCTGCAATGATGGCAAGTGCAGCTAAACCTGCTGTCAATGAATTTAACAAAGCTATTAGAGACATTGGTAGCAGAACAGCAGCTTCTGGTAGATATGGTTCAGGTGCTATGGGCGAAATGGAATCACAAGCAACTGAAAACCTAGCAAACTCTTTAACTAACAGAGCAGCAGAATTAGCTTACAGTAACTTTGGTGCAGAAAGAGCTAGACAAGATGCAGCTATTGCATCAGCTCCACAAATGGCTATGGCAGATTATTCAGACATAAATCAACTAGCTAAAATTGGTCAAACACAAGAACAGTATGCTAAAGATGCTTTAAATGCAGATATTAGTAGGTTTGAGTTTGAACAAAACAAACCATACAGTAAATTAGAAAGTTATCTATCAGCAGCTTATGGTGCACCAGCACCTATACAGCAAACTACAACTTCATCAGGTGGAGGAGGTAAGTAATGGGTGCTCCAGTATTAGCAGGAATGGGAATAGGTGCAGCATTAGCTTTAGCTCAAGGTAGAGACCCTCTAAAAGCAGCCGCTATTGGTGGTGTTAGTGGTGGTATGTTTGGTGGTGCAGATGGAATTGGCTCTGGATTTGGTTTTGATGGAATGGGATTTGATTTAGGCTCTGGTGCATTAGCAAATACAGGTACTAACTCTCTAAATGCAGGTGCAGGGCTTATGGGTGGTACAGGCACTGCTGTAGGCACAGGTGGTTTAATTGGAACAGATGCTGTAGTTTCAAATAATTTACAAAATGTAACTGGTGGTGTAACAGGTCAAGGCTTTAGCCCTTATGCTACCCCAGATACTTTAGGTAAATCTATAACACAAGTAGATATGCCAGTGTTTAGTGGAATGGATAGCAGTATTCCTAATCCTAGTTTGGGTTTAGATACAAATAATGCTATTAAAGACCCCTTAACTGGTCAAGCTGTTGCCCCTCAATACAATTCAATACCGCAAGTTGAAGAAGCTCCTTTATATACAGGAGCAGTAAATCCTAATTTTGCAGACATTCAAAAATCTTCTCCAACAGAAATAGCTGAAGCTCAAGGTGGGTTTGAAGGTCAACAACCTTTATATGAAAAAGCATTTGATAGTGTAATGGGTTTTGCTCAAGAAAATCCAATAGCATTAGCTGCATTAGGTATGACAGCATTAGGTGGTAGTAGCAGTGCTAGTCCACAACAAGTCACTCAATCAGTAGGTAGAGTTGCACAACAAGCATATAATCCAAGTAAAAATAGAATACTGAACATAAGGAGAGCGTAACATGGCAGATTCATTGCTAGATTTTGATTACAATACAATGATAGACAAGGCATTGGGAACGACTAATCAGCCCTTTAAAGGTCTTATTAATGACCCTAACTATCAAAGTTCTTTAAATGTAAATACATTGTTAGGATTAGGTCAAGGATATTTTGACTCTCTTTACAAAGATAAAACAACTGGTCAAAAGGTGATTTCATCACTTACTGGTGCTAAAGCAGGAAGAACAAAAGGTATTAATGATGCTGTTACAAACCTGTTTAACCAACAAAAATTTAACAAAAACTCTTTAGATTTAAATAAGTTGCAACAAGATATTATGTTAAATCAATACAAACTTTCTGATGCTCCTATAAAATCAAAAAAACTAGCATACGAAACAGGAGCTGCTGGAACAACCTTTAGACTAGGAACGCTTCGTGAGAAAGCAATTGAAAGTAAATTTAGAGAATTAGAAGAAAGGGGAGATTTAGATTTATTACAACAATATGCAGTTGACCCAAAAGCATTTGATGCAGACCAAAGAAAATCTGACCCAAGATTTAGAGAGCTTACTAAACTTTCTGTTGCTGAAGAAAATGTAGCAAAAGCATTAGGTATGGATATTAAAGACCCTACTAAAAATAGTGAGTTTCAAAATAATGCTTTTTTAGATTTAATTAATACTCCTAGTGATGAGGTGGTTGCAACTCATAATGCTTCTGAACAAAGCAAACGACTTGAAGATGCTAATTACATACCTAAAGAACAAAAAACTCTATCACAAAAATTAGGTATGTATACAAAACAACAAAAAGATGGAAGTAACAAAACTTTATCAGAACAAGGAAAACAAACAGGTTTAAACAACTCTCCTTATAGAAGCCGTACATTTCCCCCAGAAGAAGGCTATCCTGCTGTTAAAGTAAATGGCAAAGAAATTGGTGGGTATGTAGATTATTATGGAGACAAATACACCCCAGAGCAATGGGACAAACTAGGAAAACAACAACAAAAAGCATTAGACCCAAGATTAAATGCAGATAATGTAATGTTAAAAATGAAAGATTTTGAAAAAAATGGTAATGATAGTGGGAAAGCTGCTGCTTATATGATGGACACAGTTGCAAGAAGTAATAAAGTTATTAGAAGATTAATGGCTAACCCAGAAGCTGTAAAGGATATGCAAAGTGGTATGGGAAGGTTAATGATTAACGTAAAAGCAGGTAAATATGGTTTTCAAACAGATGGTCAAGATGCAGCTAATCTTTTGTCCTTAATTCAAAATAAAGAATTTATTAAACAAATTCAAGAAATGAGAAATAACAACAGCACTGGTGGTGCTGTAGGTAATGTCTCTGACAGAGAAGTTCAGATGTTTATTAATGCCGCTGCTGCATTACAAAACACTAGCTCACCTCAAGCCTTATATAAAGAAATGCTCTTGCTACATAGAATGGGTGAAGATATGGTAACAAAACAATCAGAAAAGTATTTGATGAATTTTGGTGAAGAATATTACAACAATTATGATTTAGGCGGTTCTCTACAAGATGCTAATGTAGGACATATTTTTCCAGCTACCTTTAAAGAGGCATTGCAAAAACAAAGAAGTGAAATAATGAATATGGATATAGGTTTAGGAAACAATCTACCTGCTCAATCATCATTCACAGCTACAGAAATTTTTGAATAGGAATATTATGGCAAAATATAAAGTTACTTTAGATGGTAGAACTTTTGAGCTTATAGGTGACCACATGCCTACAGAAGAAGAAGCAAGACAAGCTACAGGATTATCTAAACAAAAAGATGAAATTACTGCTGACTCAACAGCAGGAGAGGTAGCTAGTGCTGCTTTTGGAAACATTGGTAGTGACCTTTATAATCTTGGTGCAGGAGCAGTTCAAGCCGTTACTTCCCCTGTAAAAACTATGGAAGGCATAATAGATTTAGGTTCAGCAGGTATGTCTAAATTAGTAGATGAATTAGGTTTATCTAAATACGCTGACCCTCAAAAAATGGAAAAGTATCGTAAGTATAGGGGTATTATTGCAGACGAATTTAGTGAGCTTACTACAGAAGGTGGTATAAAGAAAAGGTTAGCTGAAAAACCTATTACTAGTTTACTAGATTTAAGTGTTTTAGGTCGTGGTATAACTGCCCCATTAAAAGCACAACAGTATTCTTCTAAACTTCAAAAACTAGGAGAGGTAGGAAATAAAGTTAGTAGTGCTATAGACCCAACACAAATTATTACTAAACCAACAGGTATGCTTTTTGATAAGATAAAATCTAAAGCAGATGTAAAACAATCTCAAATGGCTGATGTAGATGCTACATTATCAAAATTTACTGAAGAAGGATTTGTTGTTCCTCCTAGCTCTACTAAACAAGCAGGAAGAATTAGAAAGACAGCAGAATCATTATTAGGCAACACAAAAGCCAACGCTATAAAAATTAATCAAAAAATATTTGACAAAAACGCTAGAAAGTTTGTAGGTGGAAAAGATAAAAATGGTAATCCTATTATGGATATACCAGAAACAACTCCATTAACAAAAATGGTAGATTTCGTTGCAAACAAATACAAAAGTACATATGATACTATTAAATCTTATAAACCTGTTGTTTTGCAAAAAAGTAAAACTACAAAAGGTAAACCAGAAGAAATAGATACGGGGCTTCTTGATGGAAGTGGTAACCCAATTATGAAAACAGTAACCCCACCACCATCTAAAACTAAAACTGTTTATTCTAGAAGTGGAGCAGAAATACTAAAAGATATAAAAAAAATAAAATTAGATTATGCAGATGCTTGGAGAACTGCTAGAAAAAAAGCTGTTAGAGATGGACAGGATATTAATTACAAAAAAATAGAAAAAGAAAAAGCACGATTAGACAAAGCAGAAGCAGAGCTTGATTTTGTGGCTAAAAAATATGGTGACAAAGAAATAATTGGTAACTTACAAGAAGCTAAACAAGGTTTTGCTAGAGCATTTAATGTAGAAAGTTCTGTTAAAAAAGGCAATTTAGATGCTGTAGACTTTTACAAAAAAAACACAAGAAACAAAGCCCCAGTAAAAGATGAAGGTAAAATAATTATGGACTTTGTTGAAGAATATGGAGATGTAGTTAAACCTGCTGGTAAATCATCCAAATATGATTTGCTTAAAGATGGGCTTCTTCAAACTGCAAAATATGGTAGTGTTGGGTTTGCTTCAGGCGGATATGGTATTCCTTTATTATTAGGAGCAGAAAAAGCTATTCCTAATTTATTATTAAGTAAAAATTCACAAAGAAAATTAAGCTCTGGAAATTATATGCCTACAGGTAGTGGTATGTTAAATGCTTTAGCAAGTAGAAAAGGTGTGGGAGCAAGTGCATTTATTCCTAGCTTATTAGATTCAACTAAAGCACAATACTCTCCACTGTTAGATGATGATAATAAATATACTACAATAGATATTATTGGGGGTGGAAGATAATGCCTGATATTAACCTACAAGAATTTGGAAGAATGAAAGAGCAGATAGAGCAATTACAGAAAAGCCAAGATGAACTTTCAAGAGATATGAAAGCAATGTTAGCACTAGCTAATCAAGGTAAAGGCGGTTTTTGGGCAGGTATGGCAATCGCTGCATTTATATCATCATTAGTAACTATACTGTTTAAACAATGGATAAATTAAAAAAATTATTAACAAAACCAATAGCTGTTACATTTGCAATAATAGCAATACTACCTATTACACCTATTGCACTTTGTTTATTATATGGATGGATTGAATCATGATACAAGCATTACTACCTTTAATTGGAAATGTTATTGATAAAGTTGTTCCTGATAAAAACGCTAACGCTAAAGCAAAGAGAGAAATAGAAAAGTCTCTTACTGACAACGCTAACAAAATATTACTAGCACAAACAGAAATTAATAAAGTAGAAGCATCACATCAAAATTTATTTGTTGCTGGATGGCGACCTGCAATCGGATGGTCTTGTGCATTAGGTGTATTTTGGTTGTTTATTGGTCATCCTTTAGCTACATGGATAGACCATTTAGATGGAACAGCACAAACATTACCTACTATAGATTCAGAAATACTACTTGAGCTTGTATTTGCTATGCTTGGAATTGCTGGATTAAGGACACTAGAAAAAATAAAAGGTCTAACTAAATGATAAAGGCATCACCTCATTTTAGTATAGAAGAATTAACCTTTAGCGAAACAGCAACAAGAAAAGATATAGATAACACACCATCTGATGAAGTGTTAGACAATCTATTAATAACAGCATGGAGCATGGAAAATGTTAGAGAACTACTTAATAATAATCCTATACTTATTAGCAGTGGCTATCGTTGTTTGGAGCTTAATACATTACTCGGCTCTAAACCAACTTCGGCTCACATTAAAGGATTGGCTGTTGACTTTACTTGCCCGAAGTTCGGTGACCCTGATGACATTGTGGATGCTATTTTTAGGTCTGATATTCTGTATGACCAGATTATTTTGGAGTTTGATAAATGGGTTCATATCGCTTTTCCAGAAAATGGAAAGAGTGCTAGGAAAAAAGCGTTAATCATTAACAAAAAAGGGACAATGATATACTCTCAATGATGGATATATTACTTATAGCCAAGCACATGATGGACAAAACGATAGATGATATTGATATTGTTTATGGTGAAAACACAATGACTATATTTTTAGATGATGGCTCTAGTGTTGAAATGATTGTTGATTCTATACATTTAAACGCAACTGAATATGACTCGTAAAACAAAAAACCTATTAAATACATTGGCATCTTTAGCAACAGTTATTTTGGTATTGCTGTTAATATACTTCATATTCTTACTACTTATTGTTTAAACGCTTTGTTTTGGCTTCGCCAGAGGCTCGTGGTGAGCTTTAAATAGATTGGTTAAGGGGTAGCACTACCTACTTTTCA